AGATCCAGAAAAGACATTCTTCCATCATTATACTCATGGTTGGAAGAGTAAAGTAACTGGTAGTTATATTTCAACACTATCACTTCAAACATTTAATGATCGTGATCCAATCACAGAAACATTCTGGAAGCTTATCAAGAGTGAAGATCCAGCTGAAAAAGAACTTGGTAAAATCATTCGTCGTAAAGAAAACTGGTTTGTTAATATATATGTTATTGATGATCCATCAAATTCAGACAATAACGGAACTGTTAAAGTTTTAAAGATTGGACCTCAAATCAAAAAGATCATCGATGATGCTCTAACTGGCGATGGAGCTGATGAATTCGGTGCTCGTATTTTTGATCTTGGACCAGAAGGTGCTAATTTGAAAATCAAAGCAGAAGGTCGTGGAGATTATACCACATTTGAATCATCTGGTTTTTATAATAAGCCAACCTTGAATCTTGATGACGAAGAAATTGAAGAAATTTATTCAAAGGCTCATGATCTTGAACAAATTTATCCAATCAAAACTTTTGATGAGCTTGATGAAATTTTAAATACACATTTCTTTGGAAAATCATCAGAATCTGAAAGATCAAAGTCACCAGCAGTTACTTCTAAACCATCATCATCAAAATTTGATGCTGAAGATGAAGAAGATGAAATTCCATTTAACTTTCCTGCAAAAAAAGAAGTTAAAAAAACAAAACAACCAGTTGAAGATGTCGATGATGAAATTGACGCACTCTTAAATGAACTCGATAGTTGAATATGTTAAGTCCTGAAGAAAAACAAGCATTGATTGAATTCGCTGGGCCTATGTTTGCACTAGGCAAAGAAATAGATTCAATGTATTTCAATGACCAACAGACAAAAACTGATGGTATGAGAGATGGAGGGATATCAGGAGCAATTAAAACGGCACTTGAGAGAGACTTTAGAAGCTCTCAAGTGCCGCAACCTCAATATATTCAACCACCAGTTCAACCTCAACATATTGAACCACAGATTCTACCATTGCCTAACCAATATACACCACAACCTCCAGCAGTTGAAGTGGATGTAAATCAATTAGAATTAAAATTCAATAAATCTGAACAAGAAAAGACGAATGATTTATTGAAAAAGCAAAATAAAATATTGGAAGATTTAAACAAAAAATTTGATAAGTTAATTAAATTAATTCAAAATGAATCAGAAAATAACGCTTAACAAAAGTAACTTTCTTTTTCTATTAGAATCATTATCCAAAATAAATGATACCGCCATCCTTAATATTAAGGATGGTGGAATTTATTTCATATCAAATAGCGAAGACGCATCTTTGATATTGTGGGGACGAACTGAAATTGATTTTGATGAAGATAAAGTATTGAATATCCCTTCAGTTTCAAAGTTATCAAGTGCTTTGAAAATGTGTGATGGTTCGGATGATATTGTTTTAACTTTAAACAATAATAATCTAGAATACAGAGGTAAACAAATAAAATTCAAATATCATCTTTATGAAGATGGACTCATTGCAAAAACAAAAATGAGTTTAGAGAAAATTAAGAGTATATCTTATGATATAGATTTTAATGTTCCTAAAAGTTTCATTAAACATTTATTAAAAACAAATTCAGCATTTTCTGATACTAATAAATTGTACATATATACAAAGGATGGTGAATTGTATTGGAATTTACAAGATAAAACATCGGCAAATAGTGATGTTTTATCAATCACATCGGGTTCGGTGGATTTTGAATTGGATGATTTTATTATTAATCTTGATAACTTGCGTCTTTTGACATTTACAGAAAATAGTGATTTTAATTTTAAAATAAATACAAAGATCGGAGTCGCTAATATAAACTTGAATTTTGAAAAAGTTTATCTAAATTATATCATATCAAGCTTAGTCAAATGAACAATAAAAATAAAATATCAACATTCAGTTACTTCTTAAAGAGACTCCGCGATTCTGGATTTATTGCAATTAAATTATTCAGAGATTATGGTCAACAAGATCCTAGAAAGTGGAGCGTTATGGTAGATCCTGGTGGCAGAAGTTTGATAATTACATGTTATCAAAACAAAGAATTCAATGGAGACTTAATGTTTGAAATCAATGATGGTGGAGCATTCTTTCCTAAAAATTATAATTTAAAAACCAGTTCAATGGAAATTATAATTACAATTTTATTAGAAAAAATGGTTCCTCAAAAATATAATGACCATACATTTCTTAAAAAAGAAGAATCTATAGTTTAATATAACGTGACATTAAATAATTGTATGGATGATGGGGATGACATTTATTCAAATGAAGAGATTAAAAAACTTTTAATAGATTCATTAAAAGTGAAATTACAAGAAGATAGAAAAAAACCGTCTAAAATAATATTAAATCAAGCTATTACATCATCCCTGAGTGAATTTTTAACATGTTTCAAATTAATAGGATATGATATAGATGGAAATCCAGTTAAAATCACCATGAGTAAATCTAAGTTAGATAAATCAGCATTAGATAATGCATTTATAGAAGAATTTGGTATTTTCATGAATAAAAAAATAATGGAAGGTTGATTATGTTTAACTTTTTGTTTAACTTTTTTAAAAAAAGTCCAAAATTTGGAAGTGTATATGCTGTACAAACTGGAGATTATGCTGGGCAGATGTTCATATTGATATCAAAAAATGAAGAATTCTATGACTTTTTAGCATCTCCATTGATGGAAAATCAAAAAGTGCCATTTGATAAGTTTGACTTTGCATTAAATGAAGGTATACTTGAGTATGTTGAAAGACTCCCAAAATTTGTCCGCAATATTGCAAGGACTCAACATAAAGAAAACCAAAAAATTTGAAGAACTACCTACAGATTATGTAGTTACTAAGTTTTTTGAATTGGGATTCTATCCAAAACACAATAGATATAACGATACATATCAATGTTCATGCCCTATTTGCAAAGAAGGTAAAAGCATTGGTAAGAAAAAACGTTGTTTTTATATCCCAGAAAACAATTTAATCTATTGTCATAACTGTGGTTGGAGTAGTAATCCTTTAAAGTGGATTATGAGAGTATCTGGAATGAAGTATGATGAAATTTGCAATGAAATATCAGATGATTCTTATGATTTAGTAGATGCAATGTCAATAACTGAGATTGTAAAAATAAAAAAAACCCCATCATTGCCAGATGATTGTATTAATTTATTCGATCATGCTCAATTAGAGTATTATAAAGATAATAATATAGTTCAAACTGCTTTAAATTATTTAAAATTGCGTAGATTAGATACCGCAATCAATAAACCAAGCGCATTTTATATATCTTTGAATGATTTTAATCAAAAAAATAGATTAGTTATACCATTTTTAGATACATCTGGTAAAATTATTCATTATCAAACCAGAAAGCTTGTCAAATGGGATGAAAAACCGAATTATTTATCGAAAATCAACTCTGATAAATCAATTTTTGGGATAGATAGAGTCAATCCAGAACTAGATGATATTTTTATATTTGAAGGGCCGCTGGATGCTTGCTTTGTGCAAAATGGCGTGGCTGTAGCGGGTATCAACGAAGGGAGACACCGATTTACTTCAATTCAATTGGAACAATTAGAAGAATTGAAGCTTTATAATAAAATATGGGTATTGGATAATCAATGGATTGATAAAACAGCCAAAGAAAAAACCAAATCCTTGTTAGAAATGGGGGAATGTGTTTTTATTTGGCCTGAGAAGTTTAAGACATTCAAAGATTTCAATGAATTATGTATTCATTGTGGTCTTGATGAGATAAAACACAATTTTATCAAAAAAAATAGCACCTGTGGTAAAGGTGCTATTTTAAAGTTTAACGTTTTGTTTAAAAATTTATGAAGGATTTGATCTAATATATTCGATAACTAGAGGTTCTACTTCATATGGATCATATTGTATATTATTTTCATCTAATGTATCAAATATGTTTTTTATATGAGCTACAAGTGAACGTCCATTATAATCTGATGATTGAAGTTGATCTAATGCAGAACTTATATTAGAATTTACAATTTCCTGTACAGACATTGAAGCAGCATTGTTCTCCATATATAACTTAGCAATCGATTCTTGATCTTTCTTTTTCATAAAGTTGTATTATTATTATTATTTAGTTAAAGTGTTGAAGTTTTCTAAAACTTCAAGGATATCTTTCCCATTATTGGTGAAAATGATTGTTTTGAAGTTGTAACCAGTATTAATGGCGGCATCTCTCTTGGCTTTATTCAATTCTAACATATTTTCGTAGGTATATTTACATTTCACTTCAACCAGTAGATTTTTAGACTTAATATACATGTCTGGAAAATACATTTTATTCTTTCCTTGAAACTTATATCTAATTTTTGGGACTTTTCGACCCGATTGAATTTCTTCAACTGGTATCCCATCGTTCTCTATTAGATATTTTATCCCCTGAGGTTCATAACCTTGTAGATGACTAAATCTTCTACCATGTATATCAACTGCTTTAAATTTATATCTATTAATGTTTGAGTTTTCATTAATTTTCGGATGTTGCATCGGATTATCAACTCCATACTTTTTTTGGTATGATTCTTTTTTGCGTTCATACGTTGTGAGTAGATTAGCAGATTCCGTTAATGTTCTGAGATTGACACCATGTTTAATAAATTTTACTCTTAAGCCAGCTGGTGAAATATCATACTTATTGCCAATTTTTTCTAGAACTTCTCCATTTTCATACATTTTAATAGCATTTTCTAGGTCTTTTGAATCTATAAGTCTCCGAGTTGTTCCTTTAACTTTTCCATCTTCAGTTTGTCTACTTTCTTCGGCACTTCTTAAAGGTATATTATTCCTTTTTAAAAATCTTCTGATCGTGTTGAATGAACAACCAACCTTTTTACGAATAGTTTGAATGGTTAATTGATCTTGAATATACATTTTTAATATTTCATCTTCTATACCTTCTAATTCTGGACTAGTTGATGGTCTGGTATCGAATCCATTCTTTTTGATAATATTCTGAATAGGTTTTCTATCACATTTATAAAATTTAGATAATTGTAATACTGAAATCTTATCATTTAGATGTAGATTGAGTATCTCTTCTTCTTTTCCTTGTAGTTTTAATAATTTAGATTTCCAGATTACGTCATATTTTAATCTCATATTACTATTTAGTGCCAAATACAAAAAATCCAGTAATTTCTTACTGGATTTTTTGTATTTATTTAGTTTAGATTAACCGAAATAGGACATTCCCATCTGTAACAGACTTAAACTGAATGCTATAGGGAAAAGGACATATTTATATTTCGGATTTTTCGTCTGTGCCATAAATCCAAGGAATGCTTGTTCCAATGATGCCAAATCAGAAGCGACTCTGGATATTTTTGTCTGCTGTGATTGCTTCATTTTATCAAAAATGGTATCTGCTTCAGCATTTGCAAGTCTAGACTGCATACTTGTACTATCTTCACTATTGAGAATTTTCAAAAATGCTTGTATCTCATTGAGCCAACCTTGCAATTCATTAACAATTTCTTGGTTTCTTCTAGAAAGAGCGTCATCTATTTCGGTCTGCGCTTGTTTCATACCATCAATATTTGCATCAAATTCAGCTGGATTTGTACCATCATCCAAAGAAGCTTCCATAGCATCTCGTTCCAATGAAAGATCTTCATCAGCTTCCAACATCATCTTGAATCTTTTAGCGTATAAATTGCTCATATTTATATTTAGTGTTTATTTGATAAATAATAATATGCGAAGCAAAGATTCTCCATATTCTACAGGTTTTTTATCAGCAAATATCAATTTTGATTTTGATAATGTTGAAAATTTCAAAAAACTTAAAAAAGAAGAGAAAGAAAACCACAATTCTCAAAAATCATTACCATATGAAATGCATGATTTGCCTATATGCTTCGGAAACATAGTTGAAAATGCTATAAAAGCTTCAAAAATCATAGAGCCATTGTTAGAATCTAATAATATCAAAGATAAAAAGGAATTAGCTAAATTAAAAGAAAATATGGATAAATTAGTCATGTATCTTTTTAGAAATGTAGATAACATTCTTGACAAACAAAGCATAGGTGGTAAAATGGACGTTGATGATGAGTAATATTAAAATTTATTTGTTTCCTAGTATCGTAGGAATACTGTTTTCGCTTGCATTTTCATATGGTTTGAGTTTTTCATCAATACCATTTCAAAGTTCATTTTTTATTCTATTTTCTTTGATATTTTTACTTATAGGAATTCATGCTATTGTAACTAATAATAAACCTATTGAAAATAATGATAAATTTGATCAAGATAATCAACGTTTGTTTGATTTGATATATGAAAAGGATGAAGTTATCAAAGAATATGAAACATTTTTAGATGAACAGGTTGTAAGCATAACTTGCAGCTGCAATGGTGAATTATTTAACGGAATTTTACTTCCAAATTCTGAAAATTTAACAGAATGCAAACATTGTAAAGAAAAATACAAAATTTTTGTAAGTTACGATAGTATATTAGTCTCACAACCATCGGATAACAATACAATTTTTGAAAATTTGATTAATAAGAAACTAGATTAATATCATAGCATGAACAAAATAACAATCGAAAGAAAAAATGCTGTGGTTGAGGAAATGAGTAGCGTTTCCTTTGCAAGATGGGCTTGTTTAGTGGAAGCACTAAACTTTATTCAAGAAAAAGCAGAACAATTAAACTTAAATGTTGATAATTTTTTAAAGCCTGTTGCAATTGACCATTATATTGAAGAACGCTATCCAGCAATGCTTCATGATGTAGATACTGAAATCAATTTGGGTATTTTGTCCTGAAGAGTATTATCAGGACTCATGATAACCATGGTTGGGTTTGTAAGTTTATCTAATTCTTTCTTTAAAACAATACTTTCCTGTTCTATAGAATCAATATCTTCTTTAGATATAGCATTACTGAAGTGATTTTTTAATTCTGTAGTGTCTAAATCAAGCTCTGTAAACCCAATCATATAATTTCTAAAGCGATCCTTTAAATCGTTAACATACGGAACCCCAGCAGGTCTTCCAAATCTATGAAGCCATTTTAAAAATGGTAAACAAAGTGTTTTTTTACCATTTTTTCTATAT